TGACCATGTTCTTGTATCTAAACTATATTCCCAAATACCACTATTTGAAACTACCCCACCAACTAAAGCAAATACACAAGACAATGTATTTCTTTTAGAATTATATGTAAAAGTTGTAGCTTTTTTTTTGACCTTCTGTAAATCCTTGCCATATATCTTTGATTGGTTCGCCTATTGGTATTAGTTGCCAATTAGCATTTAATTCATATATATTATTTACACTAGCAAAAAATATACTAGTTTTAGTTCTTACAACTGAATACGGTGCTATACATCCTATGTTTTCTTCAGATTCTACCAAAGACCACATTTTAGGGTCATTAGAAGGTATGTATAACTGATATAAACCGTTTTCCATAAAAACGGCTAAACTATCTCCAATCTTTTTTAACGCTACAATACCACCGCCTTGCTTGTCTTTTATTTGTATGTAATTTGATATAGGATGTATATCCGGTTGATTAAGGTCACTATATACAAGAAAATTAGAATGGTCTTCAAAATCACTATCTGGATCAAGTCTTACATTTCCAAAAAATCTTCTCGCACCGACATCTTCAGCCACAATATGATTAAGGGATAATTTATCTTCTGTAATTGGATGAGGACTTTGGTCTATCATTCCATTGTCTTGTATTAATATTTCAGCAACACCAGTACTTGAATTATAAGTTATGTAATAATCATTAAGGGATATAATTACGTCTAATAATGAATCACTAGAGCCAAAATCGTGACTTAATTCTAAACCATGTATACTGCTTTTTGTTATTGAAAAAGTTGATGTGCCTTGTTTAAGTATAAAACCGTTATAAAACTCTCTGGTGGTAAATGTATTTGACCTATATAAAACTTTATCACCAGTAAATCCGTCAGCTTGGATTGTTAAATTATTATTAAAATAGGCTACACTATCTGCTTGATTTGTTGGAGTAAGACCATAATGAACTAAAACATTGCCATTTATAGGGGCATTATGGTATCTATATTTTATTTTATACGAACAAGCAACTCTATTTTTTTGTAAGTCTGAACTAGAATTTGTAAATGTAGTTGAATTATTTCCATGTGTCGATGTAAAAGAACCTGATACTGTAAGATATTGAGTAGCTACACCGTTAATTGTTTCGGTTCTGACATAATCAGAATTACCTTCAGTCCCTTCAAATATATATAAACTGTAATCAACTGTACCATCTGGATTTAATATTTCAATAAAAGGATTAGTAGCTACGGCAGTACTACCACCCGATGCAAATCCAGTTTTAAAATTATCCATTCTATCGTTAAAAACAGTTGTATTCTGTATTGGATTACCATGTAAATAAAATCTATTTAAACAAGGAGCTACCCCAGTAATTGATTGTTCTTGATCAGATAATGTATTAACCGTAACGCTTGATATTTTATAGTATGGCTTTGCATCAGTTCCACTACTGGCACTTGCTCTATATATATTAATACCAGTCATACGCTTATTCAAATCATCACTATCAATAATAAACTTAGCTTTTATGCTTTTTTCTGTTTGCCCAGTAAGGTCTACAATTAGAGGAGCATCATTATCTTTAAATTTATATTCTTGCGTACCATCAAAAATTGGCACTGCTTTATAATAATATATTTTATTTCCTAATGAAGAACTTGTATCTGCAATTATTTCTCCTTGATAGTTCCATGTAGTAGGATAACTAGGTTCTTGATTGTCAATAAAAACATAATCATCATCTGTATTTGCAGATGAATATGGATTAAACTGTCCATTAAAAAACTTTCTATCTTTTAAAAATTGTATAACTTGAGATTTTTCAAGCAATCCCATTGAAATCCGTATTTCTTCACCAACTTGGTCAAGTCTCACATTGTCCGGTTGCGTACCGGTAAACGTTTTTAATAGAAGTATATTTGTATAATTATAATCTGCAAACCATATTTTCTTTGCAGTTTTTTCATAAAAAATCCACCCATATCCATTTGTTAGTTTTGGGTGCGTCCATTGTATAATTCTATCAATAACAAAAGGGTTACCATTATTTAAAATAGTTAATGATTGTACAACTGAATGCCCTTTTTGCTTTACTAACTTACCGCTTACATCAGTTCTGAGGTTAAGCATATTAATACAAGCGTCATTAGATATATCCTCCGGGTCTGCATTCGTAATAACACCTCCATCAAATTTTCCTATAGGTAAGATCATTAATACAATGTACCTCCAGATAAATCAGTAACTGTCATAGTCATATTACTAGCACCTTTACCAATGTGTATTTCTCTGGCTTTTTCTCTATTAGCGTAATATCTATTTAAAAATGATACAGACTTTTTCTCGTCACCTATATCCTCTGCCATCATACCTTTTGCAAAGTCAACTAGATAGTCATGGTATATACTATCAATAATTGGTGTTTGCCCAGCTTCAGAGAAATCATATGCCACCCCTACAACTTTAGCTCTACCACCTAAACCATATGCGTCCCAACTAGTAAATAAAGTATCAAAAGAACCCAGTGTTGCAGACCACATGCCAACTTTATCATCATTAGTAAAAATGTCTTCATTTTGCTGAAATGTTCCAGATACATTAGATAGTACCAATGTTCCAGTATCTTCATCAGAATCATCGAACTCAACGGTAGCAGTAGCGTTAGAAACCTTACCTTTTATTTGTGTACCAGCTCTAAACATTCCTGATGTCAATGTATTGTATCCTAATTTTTTATAAGCAGTAGTACTTTCTTCAATATTGTGCGGTATAGCCGTATATCTAAAATGTATTTTACCATCTGCTTGTGGTTTAGGATATAATGCAACCTTATTGTTTTCAATAAAGTAATGTGACGGCTTACCTTGTAGTAAAGAATTAGATGCGTTTCTTCTTGGGTATTGACCATTAAACTGATCAAGAACTAATCCGTCATATTCTACATTGCCTTTTAATTCAATAAAATCATTAGGTAGCTCGTTTTTTACTACTCCAGACTCAGCGTATATAACTCTTTCTCTTTCATAACATTTAGTAAAAATAGAAAAATCTCTTTCAGCTTCTACTAAAAACTTCTTTGCTTTTTTCTTGTGTATCATATCGCTACCAAATGGTAGGATAGCTCTGTCAACTAATTCACTCCACTTCATGATATATATGCCGTTATTATGTCCATGCCATTTGAATAGGCTAAATTTGCTCGTTCCATTCTATTATCAGATTTCCAACAGATATACTCTGCAAAGTCAACAATCGCATAGTGTAAAGCACTATTCAATTCATGTGTGGTATCACTGGCAACAATTACTGCTGGTTCTTTTAAAAAGAATACTGTTATATCCGCAGTAGGAGTCGGGTCTAAAAATATTTTTGTTCCTAATCTATGGTAATACCCTAGCTTGTCAGTAACACTTGGAGATAAGAAACTATTTGTAATTTTCTCAAGGTCGTTAACATTTATCTCATGCCAAACAATGTCATTATTGCCTTGCACAATTCTAAGAATTGCATTTCTAAATGGCTTTGCTGATAACTTTGGTATTGTACTTGATGATTCAAAAATAAAATTGTTTATAAATGAACCAGTAGCGTCCATATTTACAATTTGATCTTCTGTTAACTCTGTTAAAAGATTAGGAGGAACAATACTACATACACGAGATAATCCATCATTTAATGCTTTGAGCATATCCGCACTAGAAAAAATATCTTGATTTGGGTCTTCTAATCTAAATTTTAACTCAGCAATCATCTCATTAGGAGATAATCCTATTGTATTTATGCTTGATTCGTCAGCCATCTACTTTTTCTTTTTCTTCTTAGGAAACCCAGCTTTCATGTTTGCATAAGCCTCTGGACTAATTGTTGATTTACTTTTACTACGACTAGTTCCAGCTTTTTTCCTAGCATTTATATTAGCGTATAAACCTTTTTTCTTTTTCTTTTTACTAGGTCTGCCACGCTTACTTCCATATGTACCCATCCCTCTCGGCATAATTAACTTCCTTTCTTCCACTTCATAGAACTTGATTTGGTTTTAGAAGGTGACCACTTAGTACGATTTGCCCAGTAAGCTCCTGAAAAAAAGTTTTTAATGTTTTTACGGTGTCTACTCGCAAACGCTTTTCGTTGTCCTTCTGTTTGGTTTGTTTTAACCCCAGCTTGACCGAATTTGATAGTTTTGATCTTCCCATTCTTCTTGGCAACCACTATATGTGACTTCCCACCGGGGTCGTTCTTGAGCCGTTTGGGTTTGTTGTAACCCATTACCCCAGCTCGTTTTAATCTTGAATCTTTTTTTTTCATACATTTTTAATATACCCCCGAGCAGAAAATCGAGGGTAATTATTTACAACTATTCTAGTGAATAACTATTTTTGTAGCACTAAGGCAAGTTCCAATACCTTTTGAACCAACAGATGCACTCAACGCACCAGAAGTAATAACACCACTAGCGTTAATTGAGATAACCGCTTGTCCAGCAGTACCACCACTTGCACAAGTAGCTTCGCCTCTAACTATAACCCATCCGTATTTGCCATTTTCAACTGAATTTTCTGGAACACCAAAATGTCCAGCTTCAGCTCCAGCGTCTACGGCAGAAGTCTTAGCAATGTACCCAATAGCTTTGCCATCAGAATCAACTTCTAAAGCAATAGCACATGGATAGGTAGCGGTTAAAGCACCACTAGCCTTTGCCCAGACTTTCTGTTTCGCACTAGGATCACC